AACGACCTGACCTTGGCGGCCATCCGCAAATTCAAGGACGGCCAGGGCAACTACCTCTGGCAGCCGGGGCTGCAGGCGGGCGTCGCAGGCATGCTCCTGGGCTATCCGGTGCGCACTGACGACTACATGCCCGACGTGGCTTCCGGGAGCCTGTCCATCGCCTTCGGCGACTTCAAGCGGGCCTACCTGATCTACCGCCGCCGAGGCATGCGCATCATCCGCGACAACATCACCAACAAGGGCTTCACCTCCTTCTGGGTGACCGAGCGCTTCGGCGGCGGCGTCCAGAACTTCGAGGCCGTGAAGCTCATGAAATTCTCCGCCAGCTAAAGGAGGCCGACATGCGCGATCTCTACAGCAACCTCAAGACGACCCAGGTCCTGGCCCCGGCCGTGTACGACGCCGACCAGAATTCCGACCCCGTGGACCTGCAGGGTTTCGGCTCCTGCATGCTGCTGGTCAACGTGGGCGCGGCCGGCGTGACGCTATCCGAAACAGACAAGATCGAACTCGAAGTTGAGGAAGCCGATGACAAGGTGAGCGGCCCCTGGACCGACGTGGACCCGGGCGATCTGGCAAAGTCGGTCACCGGCGCAAACGACGGCTGTTTCGCGGTCATCGACAACGCCGGCGACGACAGCGCGGTCTACGCCACGGCCTATCGCGGCCACAAACGCTACTGCCGCGTGGTAGTGAACTTCATCGGGACCCATGGGACCGGCACGCCCATCGGCGTCACGGCGCTGCTCAGCCACGCCCAAGTGGCCCCGGTGACCGAGTAACTCCGAGTAGTCCAATGGGGCGGGGCTTCGGCTCCGCCCCATTTATAGGTGAGCCCATGCACGGACGTCTACGCCTGATCACGCCTCCGGCCATGGAGCCGGTCAGCTTGGCGGAAGCCAAGCTCCACGCCAGGATCGACCACGATCTCGAGGACGGGCTGCTTGCGACATTCATCGCAGCCGCGCGCCAGCATGGGGAACAGCTGACCGGAAGGCAATTCGTGGAAGCTGCATACGAGCTCTCTCTGGACGGCTTTCCTTGCGACGATGGTCCGATCGAACTGCCCAAGCCTCCGTTGCAGGCCGTGGAGGCCGTCTCCTTTGTGGCTCCGGATGGCATAACGCAGACCATGTCCGCCACGGACTATGTCGTTGATACTTCCGGACTGCTCGGCCGCATCTATCCAGCCGATGGCGCAGCGTGGCCGGCCGCCCGCCGCCGGCGCAACGCCGTGACAATCAGTTTCCGTACCGGCTGGCCCGTCGTCACAGGAAATCCGTCTACGCCGGACGCCATCAAAAGCTGGATGCTTTGCCGCGTCACCGGCCTCTATGAGCAGCGGGAGAGCTTCGCCGGGCGATCCGTCAGTGCGCTCCCCGGCGACTTCCTGGACGGCTTGTTGGACCCGTGGCGGGTTGCCGGGGTGGTGTAGATGCCAGCCGCTCCATATCGCCACCGGGTGACCATTCAGGCGGTGACGCTCATCTTCGATGGCATGGGCGGCTGGGAGGAAACCTGGGCTGACTTGGCCACGGTCTGGGCGCGGGTCGAAGCCCTCAAGGGCGAGGAATACTTCGCCGCCGCCCAAATGCAGAACTCGGTCAGCCACCGCGTCACCATGCGCTACCGCGCCGACCTCACCCCCACCCACCGTCTGGTATTCGAGGGCCGCACCCTCGACATCGAGGCGGTCCTGCCTGACGAACGCAAATCCCGCCTCGTGATCATGTGCACCGAGCAGGTGTAATCTTTCGCTGGCCGGCTTTACATCCTGCCTCCGCCTGCAAGGCAAAGTCGGTTTCTGCGGCTTGCTGTAGCAAAGATGCAGCACAAATCGTTTGACCGATACTCGACTCTCATCTAAGGTGCCAGACATTCCTCTCATTCTCCGGGGCTGCCCCTGGAACAGCTGCTTTCAGGGCCGGACGGCCCAAAGCGGAGAGCACATGGCATCAGAACAAAACCGCTGGCTTTCAGCCGAGGAGATTGCCCAACATCTCGGGGTCAGCATCGACACCATCTACCGCTGGATAGCGGGACGCGGCATGCCCGCCCACAAAGTCGGCCGCCTCTGGAAGTTCAAGACGGACGAAGTCGACGAGTGGGTGAAGGCCGGCGGCGCTGGTGAACCGAAAGCCGGAAACACTTCAGCCGGTAAAACCGAAATCTAACCCCGCAAGGAAGGCGAGAGATGGCTTCGAATAATCAACTATCGGATCAGGCAGGCATCGTCAGCGCCAGCGAAATCGGGGTCGATCCCGAGCAGCTCTGGCAGATTGCCGACAAGCTGCGCGGCTCCATAGACGCGGCGGAATATAAGCACGTGGTGCTCGGCCTGATCTTTCTCAAGTACATTTCCGACGCTTTCGAAGCCCGGCGCGCCAAACTGGCTCAGGAGCTCGAAGCCGACGGCATTACGGGAAAGGAGGCGGAGGCCCTGCTTGAAAGCCGTGACGAGTATACGGCTGAAAACGTGTTCTGGGTTCCCCAGGAAGCACGCTGGGGCAATATCCAGAGTCATGCCAAGCAGCCGGACATTGCCAAGCGCATTGACGACGCGCTGTTCGCCATCGAACGCGACAACCAGAAGCTTAAGGGCAAGCTCCCACGCGATTACGCCCGTCGCGGCATCGCCCCAGAACGACTCGGCGGACTCATCGACCAGATAGGCTCCATCGCCATTGGCACGGACGAGGCCCGCGCCAAGGATATCCTGGGCCGCGTCTACGAGTATTTCCTCGGCAAGTTCGCTGCGGCTGAGGGCAAGTTGGGCGGCGAATTCTTCACGCCGCGCTCCGTGGTCCGCTTGCTCGTAGAAATGATCGAGCCCTACGAAGGGCGGGTTTTTGACCCCTGCTGCGGGTCAGGCGGCATGTTCGTCCAGTCGGTGCGCTTTGTCGAATCCCATGCCACACAAAATGGAAATGGTGGCTCTCACACTCGCGGTAAGCGGGACATCTCCATTTACGGACAGGAGTCTAACCCCACCACATGGCGGTTGGCGCACATGAACCTCGCCATCCGGGGTATCGAAGCCAATTTGGGTGAACAGCCCGCCGACAGTTTTGTTCGCGACCTGCACCCCGACCTCAAGGCCGATTATGTGCTGGCCAACCCGCCTTTCAACGTCTCCGACTGGTCCGGGGATCTCCTGCGCGATGACGTGCGTTGGAAATTCGGCGTCCCGCCCGTTGGCAACGCCAACTACGCCTGGATTCAACATTTCATCCACCACTTGGCCCCGGCCAATGGGCGTGGCGGCGGCATCGCTGGCTTTGTCATGGCCAATGGCTCCCTATCCTCGGGCAGCGGCGGCGAGGGAGAAATCCGGAAGAACATTATCGAGGCCGATCTGGTCGACTGCATCGTGGCCATGCCGCCCCAGTTGTTTTTAACCACGGGCATTCCCGTCTGCCTCTGGTTCGTCAGCCGGGACAAAACGGGCAAGAAGCTGCGCCCCGCCGGCCGCGACCGGCGCGGCGAAACCCTGTTCATCGATGCCCGGCAGATGGGCGCCATGGAAACGCGCACCCTGCGCGTGCTTTCGGGGCGCGATGAACACCCTTTGCCGCCGGACAGCGACATCGGCGTCATCGCCCGCACCTACCACGCTTGGCGTGGCGAGCCCAACGCGGGCGACTATGAGGATGTGCCAGGCTTCTGCAAGTCCGCCACTATCGAGGACATCAAAAAGCACGGCTACGTGCTGACCCCTGGCCGCTATGTCGGCGCGGCCGAGGTGAAGGACGACGGCGAGCCCTTTGAGGAAAAAATGCAGCGACTAACGGCGGAATTGCAGGAGTGCTTCGCCGAAGGCGACCGGCTCCAAACACGGATTAAGGCGAATTTGGAGGGGTTTGGCTATGGGGGGTGAATGGCGAGAATCAACTTGGGGTAAAGAAATTTCACTAGAGTATGGAAAGGGCCTTCGAGGGTATGCTGATGCAGAAGGGCCTGTTCGGGTTTTTGGCACAAATGGCCCCGTAGGCTGGACCGATGAGTCCCTTGCTCCTGGCCCTGGCGTTATTGTTGGGCGCAAAGGTGCGTACAGGGGTGTTCATTATTCATTCGATCCTTTTTTTGTAATTGACACCGCGTATTATGTTAAGCCGCTCCATGCTGGATTGCACATGAGGTGGCTTTACTATGCCATCCAAGCTTACGAGCTAACCCAGCTAAATGATGGTTCGCCCATTCCTTCAACGACGAGGTCTGCTGTATACGTACGAAAACTCCTTGTGCCTCCATTTGATGAACAACACACTATTGCAGATATCCTCGGCTCTCTCGACGACAAAATCGAGCAGAACCGACGGACAAACAAAGTCTTGGAGTCCATGGCGCGAGCAATCTTCAAGGCCTGGTTTGTAGACTTCGAGCCGGTCAAGGCCAAGGCCGCCGGCGCGACCAGCTTCCCCGGCATGCCGCAGGAAGTCTTTGATCGTTTGCCGGATAAGTTTGTGGAAACGGAGTTGGGCGCTGTGCCAGAGGGATGGGCTTGTGTCCCGATTGGTGACCTTGTTGATGTGGTTGGGGGTGCGACGCCCAGCACAAAGAATCTTGATTTCTGGGAGGCGGGAGACAATCCCTTTTGCACCCCAAAAGATATGTCCAAACTGACTGCTCCCGTCCTTCTTGATACGGAGCGCCACATAACCAAGACAGGTGTGGATAAAATCAGTTCAGGGCAGCTTCCTGTGGGAACAGTCCTTCTTTCGTCACGTGCGCCTATAGGCTACCTTGCTATAGCCGCTACGCCTGTTTCCGTAAATCAGGGAATCATCGCCATGCTGCCCGGTGACATACCGAGCGCCTATATTCTGTTATGGACTGAATTCAATATGGAAGTGATCAAGTCACGAGCTGGAGGAAGCACATTCGCGGAAATCAGCAAGCGTAATTTTCGATCAATCCCTGCTCTGAAGCCCTACAAGGAACTGCTTTCATCTTTTGGTGATATGATACAACCACTCTTTGAAATGATCGTTTCAAATGAACGCGAATCAAAATTATTAGAAGCCATCTCAAAAATGGCTACCCGAGAAATCTAGAAAGTTTCTAGACTTTCTGCCTGTTTTGTCGGATCCGGTCCACATGGACCTGACAAATGAACAGTGGGAGCGCAT